CGACTTCCTGTCGCAAGGTGGTGAGCGTATCGTCGACCCGCGTCGGATCTACATCAACGACGGCAACATGCAACTGATCGACCAGACCGGTACGTGGACGTTCCTCGGTCAGACATGGAAGGCGCACCGGTGCGACAATCGGTACTGGCGCGACTACTGCAAGTGCATCGTATCGAGGATCGACGACCAGTGACCAACGAACAGCTATTCGCCATCCTGCGACCGATCATCATGACCGTGACGGGCGTCCCTGAGTGCATCCTGGCGGATCAGAACGCCAAGTCGCCCACTGGCGAGTACGCATCGATCCGACCGCGTCAGAGCATCACCCAGCGCGGTCAGGCGCACATTTACCCGGTCAACAAGATCGGCGACCAAGTGACGGTCGATGTGCGCGCTCAAGTCATCGCTACAGCCACTGTGAACTTCTACCGGGGTGATGCGATGGCTCGCGTTGAACGGTTGCAGGAGTGTCACAAGCGCCCCGATATATCGATGAACCTATTTCGCGCAAAGGTACGGTGGCTCGGTACGTCCGCCGCCAACAACCTCACAGCGTTACAGTCGGTCAATTGGGAACAGCGTTCACAGATCTCGATTCGACTCGGTTACGAGGTGTCGAATATCAATGACATCAACAACATTCTCAGCGCGTGCATCGTTGTCGAGAACGAGAAAGCCCAGGTGTTGCAGCGGATTTGCATCGCATCACCACCTTTTATCGACCCCATCTATCGTGTAACAATGGGTGGTGATACCCGGTCCACCGTTCGCGGCGACTCCCGAGTTATTAACCCATAGGTGCTCGCATGGCGAACAAAACTTTACCCCAGCTCCCAACCTCACCGCTTCCGCTGGTGGGCACCGAGATTGTCGAGACTGTTGTCGGTGGTGACAGCGTATCGGTGACAGTGCAGCAGATTGCACAGATTGCTATTGATGCGGGTGTACAACCTTCCGACATAGGCACCCGTCGTCCCATCGAAATATTCGGGGCCGTCGGCGATTACGACCCCGGTACCCAAACAGGCACCGACTGCACCACTGCCTTTGTTCTCGCTAAGGCTGCGGGGGTTCCGATATTACTCGGGAAGAATAAGAAGTATCTGATCACCGATACCATCACAGCGTGGTCATCTATGGATATTCTAGGTGACGATTCTTATTCGCCAGCAATATATTGCAAATTCCCATCATCGGGAAAGTTGTTTTTTGCGAGCCCGCTTACTGGGCCAAGGCTTTCGAATATAAGCTTAAAAGGTTTTACTGTTGCTCGTATTGGCTCTAATGCCGAACACGGCATCTTGATTGATAACGTAGATGGTCTATTCCTAGACCTGAAAGTAATTTCTGATGGTACAGCGCTGGGTGGCGCTGTAGGGGTTAGTGCTTTCTATCCATACAACAGGCCTTCCACGAATTGTTACGGAAAGCTTGTCTGTGAAAAAGGTGGTAATTTTGGCCTCCAATATGGGAACGTGGATCACGGTAGCATGCAGGTATTTTCTACGGATACCATGCGTGAGGTCATTGGTCTTGAGCCCTACACCCTGGGGAAGTATGACTTCACCACTTCCTCGGCTGATACGCTCACTTTGACCGCTCATGGGCTGACTACGGGGTACCCTTTGATTTACTCCCGTCAGAACAACACGGCGATTGCGGGCTTTGGTCGGGCGAATTATTATTTTGCTATTGTTGTAAACGCCAATTCCATCAAATTAGCTGAGACAAAAGAGGATGCTATCGCCGGTATTTACAAGGTGATAGGTGCATTCTCTGGCACTCATCGCTTATACAAGTGTGGAATATTAAGTAACATCGAGGTATTACCATCGGCCATCAGCGTAGGGGATGTGCCGGCAGCAGGGTCTGCAACAGGTGTTGCGATCTTAGCTGCTGCATCGGGGGGATATCACGAAAACGTGGTAATGAAAGGTGTGGATATCACTGAGCGTAATCCAACTTCGGGCTCGCATTCTTTCTCTGTATACGGCGCGCAGAATTCCACTATAGAAGGGTGCTCTGCTGTAGGTAGCAAGACCAATGCAGTCATGGTCACAAGCGCCTTCCTGAATAACGTATCAGATGCCACCGGTGATATCTCACCTACCGGTGGCCTTGAGCTGCTTCCGGACGTGATAGTTCGTGGATTTACTGGACGGCAATTTAACGGTTCTGGCGTCCGTGTAAATAAGGGTAAAGCTGTCGTGGAGAACTGCTACCTGAATTCCGGAGTATCTGGCGCCTCAGGCATCTCGATATCGGCAGATTCCGAAGGTTCCAAAGGGGCTCGCGCACGCTACAACACCGTAAACGTACCAAATGGTACGCCATTCGACTTCGTCACTGGTGTTGGAAATGCTGACGAAAATACCACGGCACGCAGGAATTATTCATCGAAGCGTATTGACAGCGACTACAGAACAATTTCCAAAAACTTGACGACTACCGGCAATGTCGTAGGGACTTGCGTTTCACAAGATGGAACAGCTACCAACTTCTCCGGGTTGCTACTCATCACCGCCAAACAGGTGGACTCTAACAATTCTGAGACGGCGCACTACGTACTTCAAGTAGCAAAAGGCGCTACATCTCTGGCGCCGCAATTGGTGACCCTCAGTTCGGCGGGTCTTCTGACGGGCGCAGGAGCGACGTTTCCATCATTCAATTGGTCGATAGACAGCAGTAGCCAATTGAAAGCAACGCCGATTGGCTCAACCAATCCCAACGCGACGTGGAACTTTTTTACAATCACCCTAGGGGATCTCCACATCTCTTAACGGGTCGTGATAGCCACCCATCCCAATCCCGTGATAGACTCTCGCGAGATTAAACACATCCTTGGAGTTAGCAAATGAGCTACCCAGCAACGAATATCATCCAGATCAACACGAGAATTCGTCCGGCGGGGCTCGGGACAGCTAACTTCGCAAGTGCGTTGTTGTTCGCCCCGAATGGCGAGTTACCCGGCGGTTTCACTGCCGACACCTACCGTACTTACTTCACCCTGACAGCGCTTGCCGTCGACTTCCCCGATACCACCGAAACGTACAAGTGTGCGCAACGTTGGCTCGGCGGCACTCCGGCAACTCGTGAAGTCAAGGTGTGGGGCACTGCTGCCGCCGATGCGACGTTCACCGCCACGCTGAACAAGGCGCGCAACGTCCTCTGGTGGTACTGGACGCTGATCACCGCACCAATCCTGGCTGTCGAAGCGACCGCTACCCTCATCGCCCAATGGTGTGAGGATAACGGTTCGATGTTCATCAACAACCAGACCGGTACGTCGGCTACTGCGATTCGTGCGGCGACTGCGGGTAACATTGCGATCGACTTCACGACTGCCGGGTTCCGTCACACCTTCACCCCAGTCCACGCAACCGATGGTTACGCGGGTAACGCGTTGGCGAAACATTTCGCCGCCGTGAACTACTCGGCTGACCTGTCGACTATTACCGGCGAGTTCAAAAAGTCCCCAGGCGTGACTGCCGAGGATCTGACCGACACCGCCTACTCGAACATGATCCTGCCGACCACCAACGCTGTGTTTTACACCGTTGTTGACAATCAGGGGTCTGTCGACGTTGGTCGTTGGTTGAACACCAAAACTCACAGCGCATTCGGCGAGTTCATCGACGACGTCGTGAACTTGGACGCCATGGTCAACTACCTGACTACCGCGCTGTACAACGCGCTGGCGAACACACCTACCAAGCTGCAACAGACTCCGGTCGGTCAGGCTGTGCTGCTTGGTACCTGCCGTCAAGTGTGCCAGCAGTTCATCGCCAACGGTTACCTGGGTCCACGCAACTACATCGACCCTGATGATGGCGTCGAGAAATACACCATCGGTTTCGAGATCCTGACCAAGCCCGAGGATATTCTCGACTTGTCCGAGGCTGACCGTAACGCACGTAAATCTGCGCCGATCCGTATCCGTATCTTCCGCGCCGGGGCCATTCACATGGTTCAGGTTGACGTTGACGTCTATTAAGGGGTACCGCAATGTCTTTGAGCAACTTCAGTACCGACCTGAACGTCATCACGGTCAACGGTCGACAAATCAAGGATTGGGGTGAGACGGCAACGCCGTACACCGACGGTCCAATCGATCCGAAAGTATCGCTGCGCCGTGGCCAGGGTGGTAACGCTATTCGGCTGAACCGGATCAATCCGGGGCGCGCCGTGAGCCTGTTCCTGAACCCGGGGTCGCCAGACTCGGCATACTTGCAAGGTCTGTTCACCTCGAACGCCAATATCACCCTCACCCGCACCCAGATCGGCACCCTGGAAGTGTCGCTGGGCGTCGAAGGCGTGATGGTGAACGATGGTCAGGTCGGTCGCGGCGGTACCACCATCACGGACGACGAGTTCCAGTTCGAGTTCAACAACTGGACCGCCAGTAAGGGTTAATCGATGAGTCAAGTCAAAGCATTTACCGTCGGCGACAAGACCTACAACGCGGCCATGGCGTCGGCGGTGCAACAGGATGAACTGCTGAGCATGCTATCCCCTACCCTCATCGGTAAGGCTGTGACGGCTGCCGACCTGGGTAAATCGCTCGACGACAAGATAGTGCAGACCATGATGATGGGTATGCAGCACGAGGCGAAATTGAAAGTCGCCAGGATCATCATGAGTCAGGTGTTTATCGCCGGTACTCAGATCCCCGTGACGATCGACGATTTCTCCGGTCGCATGGTTGAGTACAACGAGCTGCTAGCCAAACTGCTGATGTGGAATCTCGGGGATTTTTCGCAATGGTTGCAAAGCGCCATCGACGACGCCAAGCAACCACAAGCCCCGGTCGTCGCAGCGCAGTAAACTGGTACCTCATGCGCCCGTGCACAGGCATCGAGGGTGTCTGCCCTCCACTCTGCACTTGGGCGCAACTGAACGACGGTACGTACAGCCTGGGGGATGTGGAGCGCTTCAACCAGACGTTGACAGAGCTACGCGATGCCCGGGTGGCGCAAATTGAATCAGGGGGCCAGTAGGCCCCTTTTTCGTAAGGATCAAACATGGCGAACGTACTGACGTCGTTTCTGGTGGGTATTGGTTGGGAAACCAAGGACTTCGACTCCGGGACTCGCAACATTGAGCGGTCGCTTCAGGGTGTCAAAACCTCCACCCTAGCCGTATCTGCCGCAATTCTCGGCGCTTTCGCAGGCGTGGCTACAGCGGCGGTCAATACCGCTCAGCGCGTCGATCAGTTGTCGCTGGCCACTCAGAACCTGAACACAAGTAAGCAGTTCGTCTCCAACCTCGGCGGCGCGCTGAAACTGATGGGCGGTGATGCCAGTGCGGCATTGTCTGAAGTCCAGGGGATTGAGGAAACGCTCGCAAACTTCCGTCTCAAAGGTGAACTCGGCGCCATCGGTGACCTACCGTTTGCCTCGGTGCAGATTGACGATCTTGCACATTCGAGCAGCGCCTCGGAGTTCCTGTCGAAACTGGCCGATCAGATCCCGAACCTGAACAACCAACAGAAGCAGGTGGTTCAAAATTCGCTGGGGTTATCCGACGCCACGATGAAGGCGATCAGTGGCGGTGGTCAACAGTTCGAGGCATTGCTACAACGTTCCGAAGACCTCACCGGTACGATCGGACAACTCACTGACAATTCACGCGCACTCAGTGATCAGATGGCCGAGTTCGGCTTGCGTATGACGGGCATCACGAACGAGCTGACGGAGAAAACGCTTCCTGGGCTCGTCAAGTTCTCATCGTGGACCAACCAGTTCATTGAGAAACACCGCGACGACATCAGTGGTGTGATTGATACTGTTGCCGAACAGCCTGGGGCTACCGCTGCGCTCGGCGGTGGTGCGGCCGCTACGGCGTTCGGCGCCCTCCTGTCGAAGTTGGGTTTGACCACGATCGGCGGTGCGGTAAGCAAAACTGGTACGGCTGGTGCGATCGTAGGGGGCGCCACGCTGGCGACCGACGTTGTGTTCGACACCTTGGAAACTCATTTCCCCGGCTTGAAAGATGCCGAACAAAGTGTCGACCAAGCAGCTCGCGATATCGGTCTCGGCAAACTGGTGGACTTTTCCAACTGGTTGTTCAATACCGATACATCACAAGGTGAGACGACAACAGGTCCCGGTACTACCCCATCAGACATGACGTCGCCTGACAATGGTGAATGGAAACCGGTGTTTAAATGGTTGGACCGTTCGCTGTACTCGCCCGACGCCATGCCGACCCCACAGGGCAACAGTGCATCACCTGAGGAAAGTGCGCAGCTCACCGCCGACGCCATCAGCAGCGCCATGAGATCAGCGCCGATGAAGGTCGATAATACGATTACCCTGGGTGTATCGCTCGACGGTCAAGCGCTCGAATCGAAGATCACCGAAGTTACAGAGCGTGCGAACTACAGTACAATCGACGACGTGAGATCCACCACGGCGAGGTAACACGTGAGCATTGTCAATCTTTTCACTAAACAGGCTCCGACCATCGCCGGGTATTCCTTCGACGCCGTGTTGGAGGATACGTTCGAAGCCACGGTGGAGGTGACGACTTACCCGATCGAATCTGGTGTGCGTGTCTCCGACCATCGCATTCTCCAACCGTTCAAATGGTCGATGACCGGTGCGATCAGTAACAACCCGCTCAAGGTGCAGTTGACCGACTTCCTCGGTGGTGCGTTGTCGAACCTGACCAACAATCCGTTGGTGGCGAGCATCGCCGGTCTGTCGGCGGGATTCCTGGCGGGCAGCGATGAGACA